CGGTTTGGCGGCGGCGTGTTTGACCTGCTCATTTCCTGAGGGAGCTTGGTCTTGGGCGGCAACTGTTGCAGCAGGTGCTTCGGGCCCTTTATTGGGTGTTTGTTTGGGTCGCCAGCCAACGGTCTTTTGTTTGTTCAACCTGGAGCTTGGTCTGGCAAGCTTCAAGTTGGGGGCCTTGTTTACAAGAGCCTGAGGCTCGGCGTTGGCTAGTAGCTGGGGAACGGCGCTGTCGAATGCTGGAGCCTTCGCAGGACGTTGACCATCTTTGTCTTGGCAGACTTTGAAGTGGGCATGGCATTCTTTGCATCTCCTAAACTTGTCCCGAACTCGTGCTGTGCAGAGTGGACGTCCTTCAAACCATCCGGTCTGTTTGTGGGGATTGGAGTTAATGCAAGGGTAGTCTGTGGGTGCTGCAGGGTCAGCAACCACAACAATGTCGGGACTCGCGGGTAGGACCAGTTCGCCGTTGCAACTGTATGGTTGCGCAGCTCTTTTGGCCTCGAGTTCAAGCAGGACGGGGGGTTTGTCCCACTTTGCGTCATTGTTTGACAAATACTCTAAAAATTCATCAATTTTGGTTGGTTCGAACTCCAAATTGAAAATGGCGTGCTGCCAATCCAATTCGTGTTCGTCCCCACCGACTTGATAATTCGTTTCGCCTTCAAACGACTTGGCGAGCAGGTCATTCCATTGCCTGTCCTTGTCAAGGCGTGCGAGGGTTGCCGCGCTCTTGCCAACCCAATTGTCCCAAGCTGGTTGGGTTTGCTTGATGATCATGCGCATCCAGTCACCAATCAACAACGTTTTGGCGTCGTTGACAAGTATGGAAGTAGCTTTCATGTATGCAACAATGGGGGGTGGGAGGTCAGAGCACGTTGAAACGTGGAATTTGGAAAGAGTGCGGAGGGGGGAGCAAATGTTCATTGTGCTCCCGTTCCAAACAGCAGGATGGTAGTGTCTGGCCAGAAAATCGACAGATTCGCCCCGCTTTCGGATGACGAATTTTAGACTGAATCCCCAAAAGCGTGCTGCCTTGATGGAAGCATCGGGGTCGAGATTACGTTGGACAGTATCATCACCGGCGGCCAATCCTAAATTCATGTAGCATCCGGCCTCCGTCATGTTTGTGGAGGCGCGTAAGCAGCAATAAAGGATGAAAGCAGCACGTGCTGTGTTGAGGGCGGAGGTGTATGGGTCACCACTAGCTTGGGAGAAGTCTTGTTCGTACCAGACTCCTTTCCCCGCATTCACACAATTGTTGTACGTCTGTTCGTACCACGCATCAATCTCCTCGTGTAGAGAAGGGTGAAAAGAAGCGCGGAGAAAAGCACGATCAAATTCGCGTACTAGGTGGTTAACTGTACCATCCATCCTGGAAAAGTCTCCTAATGCGATGTCTTTGGTTCGCTCGTCATTGATATGTTCTGCAACGCGACGAGCGACCTCAGCTGGTGAAATCCCGAACGAGTACCATTTCGTTTTCTTCATCTTGCCTGCCAGTGGCAGGGCTATTCGGGAATTCTGTTGGCGTACCTTGTCAGGCATGACGGTGATGTTTCTCGGATCTATGGCCTTCATTGCTGCCTCAATTTTCAAGAAACTATAAGTCATCTGCCCAATCCAGGCAGCGTATTCTAGCCAGTTGGCTCCAGTGATCCATCCACTCTCCTCATTTCCAATGCGTTGGCTCGGCTTCGTCTGTTTCTCGTCCACTTCGACGTCTGAAAACAGCTCGCGTATGGCAGGGCCGGTGTCGACCTTGTATTCGCGGATAAAGCCTTGGATGAGCAACTCGTGTTTCCTGGTGATGGCCGGTGGTAAGCCTACTGGCCGCACGTCAACAATCCGAGTAGCGATGCTGTGTTGCATGTTTTCTCGAACCTTGGCAGGTACATAAGTCGCTCCGAGGATGCAACCGTCAAAATACGGTTTCAGCACCACTTCGTTTTCCTGCCCAAAATCTTCGGGTCGGAATGTGTAAACGAATAGGTTGGGAGAGCGGGTATAGGACACGGCACGCGCATGATTGGTGCTAAGAGTGGCGCCTTGAATCATGAGAAGTAATTGATCGGTCGTCCACTCGTGTTTGCCATAGTATTGGGCGAATGTGGATGGAGAGATCATTTTCTTCTGATTCAGATTCCAGCTGCGGATGATGTTGTATCCGACAGTGTCTAGAATGGCAGCTCTTGCACTACCCACGATGTTGTACGTGTACACTCGCAGGCCTGATTTCTGGTCGATGTGCGTCATGGCGCAAAGCTTGGATCCGTTCTGCAAGTCGTTGTCTGGGACGTTGACGACAGAGGGTCGGACACGGGTTGGCAATGCTCCAGTGACGTCCTTGGCAAACCATAAAGTCTTGATCAGCCCGAAGCGGACACACGGCTTCAACACCCAAATAATGCGATCCTGCCCGCAGTCAACGCGGAAAGCGAAGAAAAGCGAGCTCTGCAACCTAAGGGCGCGGATTGAGCAATACAAGAGTGAAAACTGCGTTCCGATGGTCGCGAGTGCGACTAGGACGAATGTTAAGTCCTTGGGAGGACAAGTGACAATGGTGGGCCAAGGATAAGTGATGAATGCGAAGTATGGTACTCGCATCCACAACCGGCTGAAACAGCTAATGACGTAGGTTGTGCCGTGGATGTCAATGTTGAATACGGGAGGACTAATCTTCTTCAAGTCGATATACCACATCTTGTGAACAGTCCACTTATAACACATTTCCCATGGGCCTACAGCGACGCGAAAGATTTCGGCAGGGTCGCTATAGAAATGGACAAAAGTGAAATAGGACGTCACAAGTGCGAGGCAGAACACCAGAAATAGCTGGGTCCTGGTGAAATTCCTGAATCCGACGGTTGATACTATCTCTCCGTTGGTGTTCCATAGCTGCTGCTCGTATGTGCTCTCCCCTGGACAGGTGAAAACCCACTTGTCCTTTTGGGGATCATATACCACCTCATACTCATCCGTCATGAAGCCTCCAGAAGTAGGGGCATGCATATACGAGAATACGGGGCATTCGAGCTGGGCAGCATCGGATAACATTGTGTTGAATTCAGAAAAGCTCATGTGGTCTATGTCGTCGACAGCGTACAGAGCCTGGCCTTTTGTCATCTTTGCCGTTTTGACACGCTTGTAGTAAGCATGGTCCTTTGGAGTCCTCAATATTCGCTCTCCTTCCGCGCCTTTGTGTAGGTCAGCGGTGGAAAGGTTGAGGGAAAATGCATCAAGCCCCAAACGGGTGATGGCAGTTGTGATCCAGTGCCGTGCGGCTGAACGTCGTCGTGCTGCTACCTTGTGGTCATTTGAGGGGTTCTCGAAATGACCTTCTAAGGTGAAAGCTTGGTTGACTACGTCTTGCCTAAAACGGCTGACGGACGCGTCTGCGATGAGGCTGGTCGTTTTGGTACAGTGTGATCTGAACGCGTACGCCAACCCGAAGCGGAGCGCTACGGTGGAGAGACAAATGAGCAGGCACTGTGCAAGGAAACTGGTGAAGCCGACCATTGGGTGGTAAGCTGGGTCCAGCACTGTGTAGAGACTGCAAGAAAATAAATCTTCTATCTTTGCTAACAAGGAATAAAATAAATCAAGAGGCCGCTGCAACGGCATTGATGTAATAAGGGGGGTAATAAGGGGGAATAAAGGGGTTTGGGTGGCGCTCACGAGGCTCCACGTAATAAGGGCCAACAGCATGGATGTCATGTTGTTGACTATAACTATT